TTCTAATGGTTAGAAAGTGTGGTGTGATTCAAGTTATTGTTATTGATTAGTTTATTGTTCATAAAGTCTATACTAAAAAATAACGTGTAGACTATATGTAGACTGTTGAGTAATTTCAGGCTTAAAATGCAAGTGTCGAATTTGTAAATTAAGCCTGAAATGAAACTCAACAAATCTAATGTTGATGCTATTGCATTGACCGAAAAAGGGCAAGCCATATATCGCGACTCGGATCTGATTGGTTTTGCAGTCCGAGCTACCACTAAAAGTAAATCCTATATTGTTGAGCGCCGACATGCTGGAAAATTATTCCGCGTGACACTAGGTAAGACCAACGAGATTACACCTGTAGAGGCTAGAAAAAAGGCCCAGTCCATTTTGGCTGATATTGCTAATGGTGTTTTTGAGAAAAAGAAAGATGCCTTAAATGGTGAAATGACATTAAGTCAGGCATTCGATCTATATCTCAAGCAAAGAAAATTAAAACCGCTTTCTGTGAATACCTACAATCACTGCATCAATACCTTCCTTTCAGACTGGAAAGAACGGCCTATATTTGAAATCAATAAAAAGGATGTATTTGACCGTTTCATTAAACTAACCGAATACAGCCCCACTCAAGCTAACCTTACATTGAAAATGTTCGGGTCTATCTGGCGCTTTGCTCAAATCCATTGCTCTACTGATGAAAATCCAATTCTCAAACAAAATCCAGCTGATATTATTCCTGCGAAACGTGGTTGGAATAAAACCAAAGCACGTACACGCCACTTAGATGAAAGTAATATCCACACTTTTTACAATGCGGTCCTGAATTACTTCACTGAGCGCTCTTTGTATGAAGATGCCTCCAAGAATGCCACGCGTGACCTTGTGTTATTCATCATGTACACAGGCTGTCGAAGAAATGAAGCTCAAACCTTGAAGTGGGAAAATGTAGATATTGAAAAGGGTTTATTTGTATTTAAGGACCCAAAGAACGGTGATGACCACTTATTGCCAATGGGTGACCACTTATTTGAAATTATCAAACAGCGATATGAATTAAAAAGTAATGAGTATGTCTTTCCGGGCTCCAATATGTCCACTGAAGCAAAACACATATCAGGTGCTCAAGGCATGTTAAAGACAATAGGGGAGCAGACTGGTATTGAAATCTCACTGCATGATTTACGCCGAACTTTTGCCACCATCTGTAATAATTTGGATTATGGTCCATATACGATTAAGCGATTACTCAATCATAGATCAGGTGCTAAGAATGATGTGACTGGTGGCTATGTGCAGGTATCACTCAAAAAATTACGGCTTGCAATGAATGACATTGAAGCCGTGTATCAGGGTAAGCTCAACTGCTTCGATTAAGAGGCAAGTTGAGCTGTATTCATTACTGTTTGTCGCTCTTGGTAAGCTAACACATCCGACTTCTTGTAAGTTACACATCGGCCTACCTTGGTGTAAGGAATCCCACCACCCGCACAACGCAAACGCTGCAAGGTGTGGACAGAGCAGGAGAGGTAGATTGCCACATCCTCCACTGGAAATAACTGTTGATCTGATGCAGCAAGGAAGCGACCTAAACGCATATCTTTATCTTGCTGCGACATTTCATTTAGCTTAATTTTCACTTTCCACCTCCAATCTTTTGCCTGCTTTGATTTCTTCATCGGTGGCGTGGCGAACTCTATCCAGAGCCACATGACCGTAATCACGTTCAGATTCAAAAAAATGTAAATCCATTTTCTCGCTATATGCGTCATACGTATAAATTTCAGAAAATTGGTCAGGCCTTTTTAAAACAACCTTATCCCTAACCTCAAAAATATTGTGCTGGCGGCGGTAGTCGAGTAAAGCATCATCAAGAACATCAACAAGAATTTCCTGCCCATCTAAGTAAAAAACAGGATCAATTTCCAAGGAATTCTTTTCACTTTTGAGAAACTGTAGTGCCTTCTCATACCCGCCCAACTGTTCAATTAGATTCATGAAACCTCTCCCAAAGCCTTCACCACGCCATACTGATCAAACTCCGCGATATATGACGACAGCATGTGGTAATACAGATCAGCATTTGAATCACTCACTTCCAAAATAACGCCTGTGCCATTGTTCACGCGCTGTTTTAAAGTCGCTTCCAGTTTTCGCACAAAGTTGCTGTGTAAGTGATGTGACTCGCTCGCAATATGGTACAAAGCACCCGTTTCGCCAGCATCCAAAACCAAATTAAAAGGCTTGTCCTTGTGCAACTCACCAATAATGAAGTTAGCCACAGTAATGTTTGTTTGTTGAATTTCAGTCATTGGCTGGCTCCTGTGCTTCAAGCATGTCAATATTGTTTTGAATGCACTTCATTGCAGCAAGCCACCCTTTATCAAATAGATCATTCACGCTTATTTCTGAGATGTGGCCTTCAACATGCTCTCTAATTGATTTAACCAGTAATCGATCATGTAATGCTTGTTTTGCATTCGGCACCGCTTGGGCTTTGGCTTGAGCCAGAGCTTCACCCTGATTTAAAAGCATCTCATCAAGGGTATTTATTCGAACTTCCATGCGAGCTATGGCTGCTTGCCATATCTTCCAGCCAAAATGAATAATATCCATTTGATAGGAATCATCTTCATTCTTAGAAAATGTTTCATTGTCAGTTTTTCCCATTTTTTTTAAATGGTTTTCAAACGCTTCTCTTTCTTTCTGCAAATCCATCCCACTCTCCTGAGCAAACATCTGCGCAAAATCCTGATTTATTGTTTAAATTGCGCAAATAATTGCTCTAAATCTTTATTTTTACGATAGGGTATTGCGAATACCTATCACGCCACCAATTTTTCATAAAATGATTCAATGGTTTCATTTTCAAAAACAAAGCAACCACCTTGGCCAGACCCATCAATCATGAAAACCTGAATGCCTTTCACTTCCTTAATTTCATCACCAAATGGCAGGTCACTATCACCCAAATAACCAACAGTCACCTTGTTTTCAGTGACGCATTCAATCTGTGCAATATTGAGAATAGCGTTGCCAATTTTTAAGAATTTCATGCTGCCGCCTCCTTTGGATTTAGGTCACAAATGATTAAATCCAGCTTGCGATTGAAATTAATGACCGACTGCTCAACACCTGTAATATCCAAATCCTTTGCAAACACTCGAATAATCACTAACTGTAAATGCTCAGGCAGACGAGGGTCATAACTCACAAAGTCACACCACTCTCGACGAGTACAAGCCAATTGCCATGTGATTTGTGGAATATATTCATTTGGAACTTCGCCAGTTAAAACAGTATTCAAGTGAGTCTGCGTGCTCGGACACTTCACTTCCAATTGACCGTCTTGATCAACCAGACCATCAGGACTTGCGCCACTCATTTTGATAACCGGGTGATCAATCAGGCCTGTACCAACTACAAAATTACCGGTTTCATTTTCATAAGCAGCAATCGCATAAGGCTCTTGATCAATACCCCATTGCATTAGGCTTGTGGTTTTAGTTTCCTCCTGAACGCCAGTAAGGCGCTCAGTCAGAATAGTCAGGGTTAAAGCATTGTGAGCTTTACCTTTAACTGGCTTGGCATCAATATCCTTGATTCGGCTTGCAGTGATTTTTCCGCATCGATCCGCATGCCAATCTTCACTACGCTGGAGAATGGTCATAGGTTTCTCCTTGGTGTGCTAGGGCTTGGTCTGCGAGTTCAGCAACTTGTTTTAGGTTTACTGAGTGAGTAGTCCAGAAATGATTCTTGCAGTTGCCTTTTGGTAGGGCCACATAAGCCGCTTGCAATCGTTTTGATCCGAACTGTGCTTCATTTTGAAGGTGTGCCAAATGCTCGTTTTCAAATTCTTGGTATCCCTCTGGAATCACATTATCAGTCTGGCCTTGCACGGTTTTAATTGTGCCGCTTTCTTGAATCCGCTCTGCTTCATCCTGATCGTAAATACCCACAAAACCAAAAGCCAAACGCGCACATTGAATTAAAGCCTTGTGGCGCAAAAAGCGTTTAGGGTGTGACTGCCAAGGACCCGCATAACCATTTTGACCCATTGGCTCACGATAGACTTCATCCAGGTATTCACGAACAACGGTAGGGCGGTCGCGATCTTTGCGGTAAATGATGCAATCCACCCATGTAGGGCAATCTACTTTTGCCTTATTAGGTCGAACTGATTCTGGTGAGAACGCAAATTCAATACCATTTAGATTTGGATTGCTGTTAATAATTCGGGACCAGCCATCCACACCGACCACAGGGATAATCCCCTTATTCTTGTCTGGAAATGCATAGATTTCTTTGGTCCATGGATTTAATTTGTACTGACTCGCCACAATCATTAATGCGCCCATTTGTGCATCTGAAATCTCCTTATCGGATTTAAATGCAGTCTGGATCAGTGTTTGCTTTAATTCTTGCGGATCAACATTGTGTAAACCCAAAACTTCAGCAAGTTGAATAATTTGAGCAGCTACTAGGCCTTGGTGTTGTACTGGTGCATTCATATTCTTATTCCTTAGTATTTGATCGATACGTGCGGGATTAGGCCGCTGATAATCGCACCAACAAGTGATTTCACTTGTGGCTCAGAGAGTTCAGGGCATACACCTTTGATTGCCTCAAGTGCTTCGCGGTTAATTTGGCGACGATGCTCAACATTAGCCAATCGTGCTTCTTCTGCTTTACGCGCAGCTTCTGCCTGTGCAAATTGTTCAGCCTCAATACGCTTGCGCTCATTTTCGGCAGCCTGTACAGCACGCAATTCAGCAGCTTCTTTTTCAGCTTTTAATCGAGCTTCACGCTGTTCAGCTTCGGCTTTTTCACGCTGCACACGCTCAGCTTCAAAACGCGCTTTTTCTTCTGCTTGACGAGTTGCTTTTTCAGCAGCTTCACGTGCAATACGTTCTTCATGCTCACGCTGTAAACGAGCCTGCTCAGCAAGGCGAAGGCGCTCCAATTCAGCTTGTTCTGCTTCGTATTTTTCGCGGTTAGCAAGGGCAGTGCGTAGAGTTTCTAGTGTTTCAAATTTGGCAAGCTTGGCTTGTTCTTCGTATTCCTCAAGGGATGAGTCAAGGGTCTTGCCTTCAAGAGTTGAAATAGCCTCTTTAATAGATATTGAATCCCATTCACCACACAAAGATGCATGCATGCGAATAGCTGAAATAAAGCCTTCATGCTTAGCCACACGATCCTTTTCAGCCTGCTCCCAAGCATCCCGTGGTGCCAAAATTTCATTGCGAAGTTCATCAAATTTTTTAACCACCGCAATTCGATCATCGTCAATTACTTTGATTTGAGCTTTTTGCTCAGCAACCATTTCCTTTCCGCACTTTTCAATAAAAGTTTTGGATTTGCTGATTTTCATAGCAAGCGAACCAATAGCATCACGGCCTTTTTTAGTACTCACATCTGGTACATGAGAGCGAGCTTCTTGCGCAATACGATCAAACAGTTCAGTGGTGCCACCCTGAGTACGGAATGCAGCAACAACTACATTCTGATCAGCAACTTCAATTTCAAATTTTGCATTCATTTTTATATTCCTTGTGCCAATTCAAACTTTTCAACAGCATCTGCTTCAAGCCATTCATTCAATTCATAGACCTGAGATTCGGTCAGAATGAAATGTAAGCCGGCTGGTGTTTCTTCAAAGTCAGACCGAGTGACTAAAGCCAGAGTTTTGTTGTCCGCTTCAAGCTTGATGTAATCCACATCCTTTCCGTGTTCAGGATGAAATTGCCACTCAACATACATTGAATCAGTCAGTTCAACCGCTTTGATTTCACAATCAATTGAGTAACCACCAACCAAGAAAGAGAACTGCACATTGTCCGCATCAACTTCAATGCCTGACTTTTTGATCGAAAGCATTGGAAAGCAAGGCGCGAACAATTCAGGTTTAGTTTGAGTGTTCATGATTGCACCTCATTCATTTCTTTTTTGCAGTCAGCAACAGCCTCCTTAAGAAGCGTGAGAGCGCAGTTTTCAGGGAGTGAAACGCACATTTTTAGAAGTGACATAGCATTTTTTGCTTTAGTAGTTCTGCTGTGCATCATGTGTTTCGCAACTGCTTGATCAATGCCAGCATATTGCTCGATTTGAAATTGATTCACTTCACACCCCCAGCAATCGCAGCATTAATCTTTTCAATCTCATAACGATCAACATAGGCATTAATCGTCTGGTCAAACTGGACTACATTTAAAATGTCCAAGAATTCAACCGAAGCATCATCCAAGCGGTATTCGACATAGATGCTGTATTCGTCCGCTTTGACAGTAGCGACACAGATCTGATGGCAATTTACGCTTTCAACTTCGTATTGCTTTGCAGCGATATTTACTTGTGGCTCTGATAACTCATCAGCAGTCTTAGCTGGTTGAACCGCATAAGCCGTTACCAGTGCCGCGCTGATTGATGCTGCAATGAATGCAGACTTGAGAATATTGGATTTAGTTGTCATAATGACCTCGTTGTGTTGAAGCCCTTTGGATGTCGTAGTCGGAAGGGCTTTTTTGTGTTTACGAGGTAAATATCGCATTACCGATATTAATAGTCAATAGGAAAACCGATAAAAATATAGAAAAACCGATATTTTTATTCTCTACCATGATTTAACAGACAAAAGAAAACCCACACAGGGTGGGTTGCTTCAACTTTTATTTTTCAATTCTTGCGTGTTTTTTTCTTAGCTCGGTAAACATAGCGAATACAATCCACTACCTCGCCAACAAACTCACAATTCTCATCAAGCGGAATGATATTTGGTTTAAATTCAGGATTGATGGCTTGTAGGTATTTAGTACCATCTGGCTCAATTACCAGGCGCTTAAAAGTTGCATCATCAAACTTTCTAACAACAATAATATCGCCTGAGTTCATGTCACCAAATGGCAGGGTTGGATCCACAAGAATGTAATCACCTTCATGGAACTCTGGGTAATTACTCAAGCCTTGAACTTTTAGGTAAAAACACTTCTCACAATCACCATCTGGAATTGGCAGCCATTCTTCCACCTGGGACATATCAACAGCTTCGACATTGGTCATCGTGCCTGCTTGAACCCATGACAAAACAGGAGCCATGCGTGGAACTACTGTTGCAACGTTTGTTAATGAGGTTTCATCAAAAACGCCTTTTTTTAATTCTTCAGCAGTCACGCTAAGCGCATTAGCTAACTCTAAAATCGATCCAGTAGATTTTGCATTACCCGTTTCCAGGTCAGAAATAACAGACTGCTTAACTCCAGATTTTTGAGCCAATTCTTTCTGGGTCATTTTTTTCGCTTTGCGAATTTTCTTTAAATTTTCACCCAAAGTTGTCATGAGCTTTTCCTTAAAACCACTATCGGAATTGTGATACAGATTTCAATCGGTTTGGCTATTGTATAAATATCGGAAAACCTATATATTTATAAAAAATATAGGAGGTGTTCTATGAGCCAGTGGCAAAAAATGATCATTGATTTGAAGGAGCAGGGATTAACCCAAACCCAAATCGCTACTGAGATTAACTGCTCTCAAAACTATGTGAGCAATCTTGAAAACGGCTTATGTGGCAAAAGGATCGGGTACGACTTAGGTAAAAGCTTGGAGTGCTTGTGGAAAAAACACTGTTCACACAGTCCTGCGGCATAGGTGAAAACATGGGGGTAGACGATATGCAAGAAGCATTGGATTTAGGTTTTCTTGATATGCATGGAAAAAAGACTGACTCAACATCAGTCCGCATGACACATGAAGCATTACAGGCGATTGATGCGCTGGCAGCAATGGACGACATAAAACGCTCGGAATGGATTCGGGATGCAGCCATTGAGAAACTCCTGAAGTTCAAGAAACAACATGAGTATCTCAGCAGAGCGTTTGGTAATACCACGAATACGATGAATACATCGTCCACAAATAAAGAAAGCCCAGTAGCGGTAACTACTGAGCTTGATATTCATAACTTAGAGGGAAATGAACAATGAATATGTTAGCACAAACAAACAATGCCGAACAGTTGGTCGAGGTTACGACCCGTCAATTTAATGGCGAACAAACATCAGAAGTCATTACCAATACATTGTTGGTGGCTAAACACTTCGGCAAAAATCACCGTGATGTGTTGCGTGTATTTAAAAACCTTGATTGCTCTAAAGAATTTACTGAGCGCAATTTTGCGCTGAGTGAATACAAGGACAATACAGGTCGAACCCTACCAATGTACGAGATGACCAAAAATGGCTTTGTATTTTTGGTAATGGGCTTTACTGGAAAGAAAGCTGCTCAATTTAAAGAAAGCTACATCAATGCTTTTGATGAAATGGCAGAGCAAATCAATTCTCAAAACCTCACTCTGATCTCTCAATTCAATAAAGCACTTCTTGAGTATGAAAGAGCTGCCGATATCGCAAGCCAAGCGGGGCGCAATCTAGCTTTATTTGGTCGCAAGATTAAGCCAATGGCTGCTGAAAAAGTTGCTGATCTTGAGCGCCAAATCCAACCGTTGTTATTTACGGAGGATGTGGCATGAACCACCTAACCCGCCAATTTATTGACCAGTACGAGCGTGAACACCCGAACTTCACCTCGCGCTATTGCCCAGTTGCGGATCTATACGACAGCGACCTAGATATGTTTCACATTGAAGAAGTGCAGGATGAGTACGAAGAATTTAAGGGGGCAGTCAATGAGCGTTGATGCTACACGTTGGGCTTGGTTAGCACCAGTAAAAAGCTCAACTCAAAGACTTGTCTTGTTATCACTTGCTGATCGTGCTGGTGAGTACCACACATGCTTCCCGTCGGTTGCTCGAATCACAAAGGACACAAAATTAAATCGCAAGACGATTATGAAAGTAATTGGCGAATTAATTGAGTTGGGATTGGTTGAAGATACTGGTCATAAAAAAGGTACTACCAAGCAAATTATTGTGTACCGATTACTAGGCATTAAGACTCGTGAAGATGAGGAAATAAACAGTACCAATATTGGGACAGTCCCAAAAACGGAACAGTCCCAAAATTACCAAGAAACAGTACCGTTTTTACCACATAACAGTACCAATATTGGGACACAGAACCTAAAAGGAACTAAAAAAGAATCTAACAATAATATTAAGTTTAATTTTGCTCAGGAATTAAAAAATCTAGGAGCTGAAGAACAACTTATTTCTGATTGGTTAGTAGTTCGTAAAAACAAGAAAGCTGCAAATACAAAAACGTCATTTGATGGTTTTGTGAGAGAGCTTAAAAAATCAAATCTTGATGTGAATACAGCTTTGAAAATCTGTGTTGAAAGAAACTGGCAAGGATTCAATTCTGGTTGGTTAAACAATATTGATTTAAGCATATACCAGCAGTCATCACAAAAAAGTGAACAAGCACCTCAAAACCTTAAAACAGTCAAGGGGGCTTGGTAATGTCTGATATTCATAACATCGCAATCGAGCAATGTGTACTTGCTGCATTGATGACAGTTCAAAACTCTTACGAAACTGTTGCAGGCGACTTAACTCAAGACTGCTTCTTCTCAACAAAGCATCAAGAGGTTTTTAAAGCCATTTCCGAATTGGCTGACTCTGGAAAACCTTATGACGTTGTACTGGTTGAGCAAAAGCTAAATCAAAGTAAATCATTGGTTGATGCCACTGAGTATTTGATGACCCTTATGTCTGAAGCACCAGCGAGTTTTTATAACTTGGGCAGCTACGTTTCTGAACTCAACAAATTAAAAACACATCGCAAGGTTGAAGAGATCGGCAAGAAGATTTCCATGATTGCCCATGACTTAAATCTGGATGACGTTTTTTCAGAAGCGGAAGGTTTATTTAGCGGATCGGACAATCAGGATCAGAATAACTTAGGCGCAAGCTTTGAGGATTCAATCAACAGCGCTTTGCAGAAGATGATCGAAAAAGCCGAAGCAATGGCAGCAGGTAAACCAACTGGCGTGAGATTCAATCTACCCACTTTGGATAACCTCATTGGTACAGTCCAAAAAGGTCATTTGTGTGTCGTTGGTGGTAGACCAGGATCGGGTAAATCGACTTTGGCTCAAATGCTGGCACTGGATACTGCAATCAAAAACAAAGGTGTTCTGTTTGTATCGGCTGAGATGGACAAAGAGACTTTAGCCAATCGCATGATTAGCGCCTTGAGTCTGATCCCTTATGACGAATTACATAATGCCCGCATGTCGTCAGGTGTGCTGAATGACTTCACTAATGCGCAAGCTGCCTATGCAAAATTGCCAATTTGGATCGAGCCGAAGCAAAAGCCAACATTAAGCGAAGTTCGCACCTATGTTCGCAAAGCAGAGCGCCGCTACAAGAAGATAGGACTTGGCTGCATCGTTATTGACTACCTGCAACTTCTTCGCAATCCAAGCCAAAGAGACCGCATTCAGGAGGTGGCATCAATCAGCCGTGAACTCAAATCTATGGCGAAGGAATTTGAATGCCCAGTGATTGCATTGGTCCAGTTAAACCGTGATGCAGACAAAGGCTCACGCCCAAAGAGTTCAGACATCAAAGAATCGGGTCAGATTGAACAGGATGCAGACCAGATTGTCTTGCTACACCCAAAATTGCAATCAGAGGACTTAATGCCGACTGGTGTGACTGAGGTGTTAGTGACCAAAAACCGACATGGCAAGAAGGGGATTGTGTTGGTTCAGGATCAATTGGATGTATGCCGTTTTGCAGCGGTGCAAGTTGAAGAAGTAGGGGGTGGGGTGTGAAGAAACCAAATAAACCTAAATTTATCGAAACCGAATTGGGGCGCGAAAAGCTTTGTATTCAATGTGATGAATACTGGCCATTGGATAGTGAGTTTTGGTTTACGTACTCAGGAAAGCCAAAAAGAGATGGCACTAAGAGTGTTGGGTATGAGGCTGCATGTAAAAGTTGCTACTACATCCGATATAAGCATCAGCGATTACAGCGTCCTAAAAACGCAATCCGTTCATACCATGAGAAAGGGTGTGCAGCATGAAAAAGCGCAATAAGAAATATAACCCGAAACAAATTGTTAAACAGAAGGTTCACAAATTCCAGATGACTTGGGAAGTGAACGAAGCGAAACGCATTATTGAGATGCATCACTTACTTGGTGGTGTTGATCCGCAAGAGTCAACGCATACACCACTGGAAGTTTGGATGAATGCGCATAAGGGCGATTTAGCTTTGGCTCTAAAAACTCAGACCATCCCTCCTGAGCAAAGCTTTCATATCGTGAGCCGTATTCATGCTGTCAACAAAGAGACTGGTGGGGAGGTAGATGTTGATTTTCAACTTGCCACTGCGACAACCATGCACCTATGGCAATTTTTAGGGGATGTGGATTCAGACATTTACGTTGAGGATGGTGGGTTTAAAAAGAAATGGCTTGGCTTTAATTCTGAGCTTGAGAAGTATTTGGAAAGCATCGAAGGGGATTTTGAAATCGAAACAAATCACTGTTGCTTAACTTGCTTCTCAACATTCGCAAGTTTTAGGCATGAAATGGAATTTAAAGCACGCAAGTTGATGCTTATGGGTCAAGGTTTGGGGGTGGCAGCATGAACTTAATCGAAAAATTAGGATTGGAAAAGTGCAAGCAGATTGTGGATGGGGCGCCGGAAGGATCGGAAATGTGGCGTGATATGGATTCGGTTTGCAGTCCAGGCGAGGTTTTATATTACTGGTGGTTTGGTGGGGCATTGCTTGTACATGATGGGGAAAAGGGCTGGATTAAGTCTATTTACCATGATGGTAATGAGTACATCTTAGATCAACTTGAGGATCTGCACGACCTCCGCACCGCTCTAGCCGACCACGACCGCATTGATACGTGTAGTGATATTCGGAATCACGTGTCTCCAAATACAAAGGTGATTGAGCATGAGTGAGTTTGAGGACGTGAAGCCATACACACAAGCTGAGTTAGATCAGCAGGCGATTTGGGCTAATGAATTTAATCAATGGTGGGAAAACGAAGGTCAATACCAACGTGCAGGTGGTGGTCAATATGAGAGAACTTTTGCTTGGTGGGCTTGGTTGAATCGGGAACAAAAGCAACAAGCCATCATCGACGACCTTCGCTCCCAACTCAACAATATGGAAGCTTGTTATATCGAGAAGAAGAAGCGGGTTGAAGACGCATTAAGCAGAATCGAGAGTTTGATGGTCCATGCTGCTGCCGATTACGAGAATACAAAATCAACATCAATGATGTGTGCAGTACAGGAATTGGGAAAAGCCTTGCGAGGTGCTAATGACTAATCTCCGTATCACTGCAGCACAGGCACGAAAAGCAGGTATTGGTCCTCGATTTGGTGTAACAGCCAAGTCGGGGAAAAAGAAATCCAATCCAGATCCAATGCCAAAGGTTCCAGCTCATCTGGTCGAAGGAAAGGGGTTTGGTGTGATGAATGATGAACTACTTTGGTGTGAAGTTTTAATCACGCCCCCTTCGGTGAATCACTACTGGATACGTGGGGCGAACAAGACCAATCGATTAAGTAAGCGTGCAATCCACTTTATTGATGTTATGAAGCGTTTTATAGAGCCAGCGGGGTATCAGGGCAGAGTTCGCGTAAAGATCGAATACGCGCCACCTGATGCGAAAATACGGGACATCGACAATATCATAAAACCATGCTTTGACGCTTTGTCAAAAGGTGGGCTGATTCTGGATGATTCTCAGGTGGATGAATTGCTTGTGAAGCGTTTGCCATCAGAAAAAGGCGGGAAGTTGATTATTCAAGTTGAAAAGTTAAGGGTTTGAGGGGATTGGGATGAATGCAGTAACAGATAAATTTGAACAATTTGAATGGTTGACGCATGGTATTACAGCTAAGTCGCCAAACTTTGAACCACAAGCACATGGCACTGGGGAGAAGCCTTTGAATTATGAAGACCGCTTGGGTGCCATTGCTACTATGGATACCCAGTTGGCGAAGTCGGTTACTTCATTAATTGTCTTTGATGGGAAGTGCGAAAGTGATTATGAATATGTGCGCAATCACTTGGTTAAAATCATGCTGGTCAATGCTAAGGATGATAAGAAGCGCGAGCCTGAGCATATCACCATGAATCATTTGGCATACTTGATTGCACGTATGGTAATTGATTTCTCATTAAGTCCTGAGTTAGAGGGGAATTTTACAGCGCAAGGGCGATTGTATTATGCGGGGATTAATTCAATGCAGATGCAGGTTGAGATTTACCGCAAGACGTGGAAGCCATACGAAAACCTAATGAGTTTAGCCCTTGAGTCTGCAATTGATGAGGCATCTCAAGCTATTCAGAAGTATAAGAAAAATACTTACAAAGAAATGCGAGCATAGGGATTCCATTATTTTGGAAACCAAGGTATAGTTTCACTATACTGGTCGTATTACGCAGTTTTTGACCATGACTAAATTAAGCTCATCGAAAGGTGGGCTTTTTTTATAATAAATATTGGTCAATATTTTATTTATATAATAGAATTGTAAACTATTGTAATTAAACTGAATTGACATAATTATGTTAAAAATAGTCTTTGCTTTATTAATGATAGGTTTTTTTCCCGTGAAAGCGAATGCAGAATGGGAAAGCGTAGGTTCTTCAGATGAGCACATTTACCTTATAGACCCT